TCATTAGGAAGATCGTGATCGGTCAGAACCCAAAGGATGGGATGGCTTATTACATAGGCATGAAGGCGGGGAGTGGTAACGTGTCGGCAATAGTGCTTGACGAGGAGCATCTTCACAGACACAAGATGAAGAGGTACTTGGTTTACATCAAGCGCGACGACGGACAGGTCCTGTGGAAGGCTATCGACGAGATGCCGTGCATGGTTGAGTTTGACCTTGACTTCTGATGAAGAGGATTCCGAAAGGGTTAGGCGATAGCATCGCGAGGTTCAACGAGATCATGGGGGTGACCAAGGTTGTCAACAGGGTCGCGAAGGACTGTGGGTGCAAGAAGAGGCAAGAGAAGCTGAACAGGCTCTTCCCCTACAAGAAATGAAATTCAATCCAACATATAATGAAGACGTTCAACTTCTTTGTCGTGGAGCTGAAGCAGCTCATCAACGACACAATCAAAACAGATAGCGGACTAGAGCTGTACATAGACACTCGCTTTGAAATGGGTGAGTTCGAGTACAGGATCACAGAGGGCCCTGTAGTCGCAGCGCCATTCAAGTACGACACTGGTGTTGAGCCAGGCGACACGCTCTACTTCCATCACCTGGTCGTGATGCAGGGTGGACAACCCCTAACGGGTGACGATGATCACTACATCGTGAAGTACGACCCTGAGGCCATAAACTCTCAGGCCATCGCGTTTAAGTCCAAGGAGACTGGGGAGATCAAGACACTCGGTGGCTGGACATTGCTTGAGGCTGTAGAGGAGGAAGGGGAGGAGACCACATCCGATCTGATCGAGACCGTGGTTCTAAAAGACAAGCTGCCCACCAAGGGTCGCCTTGTGCACGGCAACGAGGAGACGGAGTACATGGGTTTGAATCCTGGTGATGTTGTAGGTTTTGCTAAGAACAGGGACTACAGAATCAAGATCGAAGGCAAGGAGTACTACAGAACACGCGCAGAAGACCTGCTCTATGTCGAGGAAGAAGTTCACAACGATTGAGGCATCCGAGAACCTCATGCGTAGCATGGAGGTCGCCATCAAGAACATGATCGAGGAGGTCAAGAAGCCTGTCGATCCAGAGGCTGGTGGGGCCGCTAGGAAGGCCGAGCTTCAGTCGATCAAGCAGACAGCTGTTGACTGCAAGGAGCTCATCATAGAGAGGCAGAGGCTGGAGCAGATGGTGAAGGATCTTAGGGACAGCGGAGAGATAAACCAAGAAAAAGATTACTCAGGTGGCTTCGCAGAGAGGTTTTCTAAGTAACTTTACACCGCGAGTATCCCCTCAAGCTTATACCTTGTAGAAAGGGTAACTGGTCACATGTGGGTTCAAGTCCCACCTCGCGGACAAATTTAATACCATGTCTAAAGTTCAAGTGTCAACATACTCGTCCCGTCGCGTCAGACGCAAGGGCGTCCATGCTAAGACGAAGACGTCCAAGCACAAGAGATCAAAGGGTTACAAGAAGCTTAACAGGGGGCAGGGTCGATGACTGCATGCGCCTGTAGCTCAGTTGGATAGAGCATCTGCCTTCTAAGCAGACGGTCACAGGTTCGAATCCTGTCAGGCGTACAATGAATGAATACCAATGCATTATGGCTAAGTATGTATGCGGGTGCGGCGAGCACGAAGAAAACAGAGACAAGGCCTCCATCAAGATCGTCGATGGCAAGGCTATTCACGACGTCAAGTGTCCGTGTGACGAGTACATGGCCTTGAAGGATCCAAAGACTGGAGCGCCAAGCTTCAGAAGCAATAGGTATGGCCAAGTACTCTGATGAGTATATTATCCAGATTTGTCCCAACGGTACAGAGGGAGAGATTGTTCGGATTGCGGATCTTGACATTGCACTTCCCGCTCAGCCTCCCGAAGAGCAGATTGCAGGACATGGACGTCCAGACCACATGCAGCTGTGGGAGAGGGTTTCTATGCCTAAGGAGCTGTCTAGGATTAAGAGTATGGACGAGTGGGCTGAGGCGCCAAGAGAGTTCCGTGAGAGGTTCCGTCCGTATATCGAGGAGGAGTATCGTCGTCGTCGCGAAGGCTTTTGGTTTTACAACGACGGCAGGCCTACTTATATTACGGGCAGGCACTACATGATGCTTCAGTGGACCAAGATGGATGTCGGGTATCCAGACTATCTTGAGTTCCAAAGAGAAATTTTCTTACATTTGTCTGCGTGTGAGGCGGATCCGAGGTGCATCGGACAGCTCTATACGAAGTGCAGACGTAGCGGATACACAAACATCTGCTCGTCTGTCCTTCTCGACGAGGCCACACAGGTCAAAGACAAGCTCCTAGGTATACAGTCGAAGACTGGTAAGGACGCTCAGGAAAATATTTTCATGAAGAAGGTGGTCTACATGTTTAGACACTACCCCTTCTTCTTCAAACCCATTCAGGATGGTACCACTAACCCACGCATGGAGCTGGCTTTTCGCGAGCCGAGTAAGAGAATCACGAAGAAGAATAAGACTACGCAGACAGGCGAAGCTCTTAATACGCTGATCAACTGGAAGAACACCACGAACAACGCATACGACGGAGAGAAGCTCCACATCCTGTACCTCGATGAGGCTGGCAAGTGGGAGAAGCCTACTGACATAAGAGATGCTTGGAGGATTCAGAGGACGTGCCTCATTGTTGGTAGGAAGATAGTCGGGAAGGCCTTGGTTGGCAGCACGGTCAACCCCATGGACAAGGGCGGTAGAGAGTACAAGGATCTATGGGAGGACTCCAGTCCTAACGAACGAAACGCAAACGGCAGGACTCGCTCAGGCCTGTATCGTCTATTTATACCAGCCTATGAATCACTTGAGGGATTTTTTGACAAGCACGGACGGCCAATCGTTGATGACCCTGATAGCCCTGTGGATGGGCTTGATGGGGATAGTATTTCTATCGGGGCAAAGACATATCTTAAGAACGAAAGGGAGAGCCTTAAGGGAGATCCTTCGGAACTTAACGAAGTAACCAGGCAGTTTCCGTTCAGCACCGACGAGGCCTTCAGGGATAGCATCGACGGCAGCCTGTTCAACATCGGCCAGATCTACGAGCAGCTACAGTACAACGACGATCTATTCCCTAACCCTGTCGTCAGGGGTAACTTCGTGTGGAAGAACGGGGAGCAGGACACAGAGGTTCTCTTCGATCCAGACCCCAAGGGTAGGTTCAGGGTTGCATGGATGCCACCGTCTGAACTGAGAAACAGAAAGGCAGAAGAGAACGGCAAGAGAATAGCACCGAATGCAGAGCTGGGGGTAGGCGGGGTTGACTCCTATGACCTTGATGCCACCGTCGACGGACGGGGGTCTAAGGGAGCGCTACACCTGTACAACAAGTTTCACATGGAGCATCCATCGAACATGTTCGTCGTGGAGTACGCATCCCGCCCGCCTCTAGCCAAGATATTCTACGAAGACGTCCTCAAGGCTGCCTTCTTCTACGGGTACCCTATCCTAATTGAAAACAACAAGTACGGGATCGCAAGATACTTTGAGTCAAGAGGTTACGACGGCTACTTAATGGATAGACCAGACCACCTGACGAGCGGAGGTAGTGCGAAGACGAAGACGAAGGGGATACCGTCAAACTCTCAGGATGTGATTCAATCTCACGCTCACGCTATCGAGGCCTACATACACGATCACGTGGGCATAAACAGGGAGACTGGGGAGCACGGGAAGATGTATTTCAACAGCACACTTGAGGACTGGATAGGCTACAAGATCGACAACAGAACGAAGTTTGACTTGACCATCAGCTCAGGCCTAGCTCTACTCGCCGCTCAGAAAGCAAAACCCAAGAAGGTGATAACTGACTTCTCAGATAGGGTGTTCCTCAGGAGATACAAGCGAAGATAGGATTTCCATTATATTTGCAACTGCATGCAATTCATGACTTCGCGGAATGTACAATAACAACAAGCGGTATTCGAAGAACTTCCCCGATCCCCTAGCGTCAAGGGAGACGAAGATGTCCAATGACTACGGGATGAAGTACGCGAAGGCTATTGAGAATCAATGGGGAAAGATCCAGGACGAGCAGTCGCTGTACAAGAAGAGGGCTAGGAACTTTGAGAGGAACAGGGATTACGCCAACGGAGTCCAGGACACGAACATCTACAAGCAGATTCTTACGTCCCTCGATCCCAACAACGGTGACGGATCGCTGGTGAACTTGGACTACACCCCAGTTCCAATCCTTCCTAAGTTCGCTCGCATCGTGGTGAACAAGATTCTGTCGAGATCCCCATACCCCAACCTTGAGGCCATCGATCCAATCTCCACGTCTGCCAAGAACGCGCAGAAGCAGAGGATCATGAACCAGGTTCAACTCAAGGAACAGCTAAAGCAGGTGAAGGACATGACTGGTGGCCTTGTTATCGATCAGGACCCAGACAGTCTGCCAGACTCCGTAGAGGAGGCGGAAATTTTCCTGGACACGAACATCAAGACTGACGCCGAGGTAGCTGGTCAGATAGCCACCAACCTCACCCTTGAATGGAACGACTTCTCTGACAACATCTACAGAAGGTGTATCCAGGACTTGGTGTCATGCGGCATGGCCGTTGTGAAGAGGGATAACGATCCAAACTACGGAATCAAGACCTCTTACGTCGACCCAGTGAAGTTCATCCACAGCTCCACTGACGATCCAAACTTCTCTGACCTCGTGTACGCTGGTCACATCAGAACGATCTCCATTCAGGAGCTGAAGAGAATTGCAGGCGACGATCTCGACGAGGATCAGTACAAGAAGATCGCTGAGAAGTCAAAGAGCCACAACAGCGACTACAACAAGATGAACCAGGTGTACTATGATGACACACTTGGTAGAAACGTGTACGGGTACGAGGAGTACATGGTTGACATCCTTGACTTCGAGTTCATCTCCGTCGACTGCATGTACTTCGAGGAGAAGGATAACCAGTACGGAAACACTGGCTTCTACTACGAGGGGTTTGAGTACAAGGAGAGGTCTGGCAAGGGAGTGTACGAGAGAACGCCACACAAGATGGAGATCAGCTCCGTCTACGGTGGCATGCTCGTCCTCGACTGCGACTACCTGATTAACTACGGACTCAAGAGCAACGTGCCTCGCAACATGCATGACGTGACGAGAGCTCGTATGTCTTACTCTGTTGTCGCCACGAACCTCCGCGACTCTATGCCAAAGAGCATGGTGGAGAGCTGCATCGGTTTCGCGGACATGCTTCAGATCACTCACCTCAAGATCCAGCAGTCCATCGCCAAGGCTAAGCCAGATGGGTTGATCATCGACATCGAGGGGTTGGAGAACGTACAGCTCGGAAAGGGAGGTGAGCTTCAACCGCTTGAGCTTCACGACATTTACGAGCAGACTGGTGTGTTCTACTACAGAAGCAAGAACGCTGAGGGCGGATTCCAAGGGGCTCCGATTCAACAGATCCCCAACAGCATCAGAAACATCAACGAGCTCATCACGCTCTACAACCACTACCTCGGCATGATCCGTGACACCACGGGCATCAACGAGATGATGGATGCATCCACTCCTAAGGGTGATACGTTGGTAGGGGTTCAGCAGCAGGCTATTGCCGCAGGGAACAACGCCACCTACGACATCACAAACGCCTCAACGATACTGTTCAAGCAGGTGTGTCAGGACATCGTCAGGTGTCTTCAGATCATCCCGCCAGAGTCTCTTCTCATGGAGATCTACAAGAACGCCATCGGCAGAGAGAATATGGACGCGCTGTCTAGCTTCTCAGATCTCCCCATGTACAACTTCGGTGTCATCATCAAGAAGGATATGGAGGATCAGGAGAAGGTCTACCTTGAGCAGAACATACAGCAGTCGCTGGCTCAAAGAGAGATCGACCTTGAGGACGCCATGGCCATCAGATCCCTGAAGGACATAAACCAAGCCGAGAGACTCCTGATAGTCAGAAGAAAGAAGCGCATGAAGGAGCAACAGGAGGCTGCTCAGCAGAACTCTCAGATGCAAGCACAACAGGCACAGCAAGCACAGGAGGCGGCTTCACAGGCGGAGCAGCAGAGGATGCAGCTTGAGTTCCAGATGGAGCAGCAGAAGATGCAGATGAAGACCCAGATGGAGCTTCAGCTTGAGGAGGTTAGACATCAATACAGAAGAGAGATTGAGCTTATCAGAGCTCAGGCCACGCTTGGATTCAAGACCGATGACCAGGACTTCAGGGAGAAGCTTGAGGTCTTCAAGGAGACCAAGAAGGACGACAGGGTTAAGAAGCAGGCTGAAGAGCAGGCCAAGCTAATCGACAAGAGGAAGGGCAAGGAACCGTTTGACATATCAATAATCTAACATGGCCAAGAGAGTAAACCTAGACGTAAGCGAAAGACTTGACATCACGTGCAAGAAGGGTGACACCTTCTCGCTCACCGTCACGCTTAAGGATTCTAATGGCGACCCATTGCCGCTGGCCACCGACAACTATAGCTTCGTCATGCAGGTTAGGGCTGATGCCAAGTCAGCTGTGAACAAGGGATCTTCTGGGCTGATCATAGGGTCACCAAGCATTGGCAGCAAGGCTGTTGATGAGAAGGGTGAGGAGGTCAGCTTCGAGCCATTCGTCACCGACGACCTAGGAAACGTGACCATCACGGCCACTGCCGCCACTATGAGAAGGGTCTCGTCTGGATCTTATCTCTACGACTTGCAGCAGATCAAGCCAAACACAACGACTGGTGTTGATGAGCACAAGACGATTATCGACGGGTCGTTTGTGGTCAACCAGGATATATCTGAAGCCACTCTGACTGAATCACGATGAGCGATATCACAGTAACAGTACAGGACGGGGTTACTGTTGATGTCACTGTTGTCGATGGCAACTCCGTGACCGTTGAGTCACCAGCATCCTCCTCCATAACCGTAACCAGCAAGGGACCTAAGGGTGACACTGGTGAGACTGGACCTCAGGGCGATACAGGACCTACAGGTGCTGGGGTCGCTGCTGGTGGCACTGAGAATCAGGTGCTTCAGAAGAACAGCGCAACTGACTACGACACCAAGTGGAGTGCATATACGCTACCAGCTACCGACGGAGATGACGGTCAAGTTCTTACTACTGATGGATCAGGAACCGTTACATTCGCCTACCCAAAGACTATCTCTGAGAGCGTCAAGAACGTGAGTGGCGGCATCCTCTACAAGGGGACTCCTGTCCACGTTACTGGGTCTGTCGGCAATCTCGCTGAAGTTATTGCTGCTGATGCAGCTACAAACTACCCAGCCCACTTCGTGCTTGATCAGGACCTTGATGACGAAGAAGAAGGTGAGGGCATTGCTCTTGGATTCATCAACAACGTAGATGTCCCTGACGCCTCTATCTATACAGAAGGTCAGACCGTATATCTTGGGGCTTCTGGTGGATGGGTGACTACTAAGCCAACAGGAACAAATGCCATACAGAACCTTGGTATTATCATCAAGGTCAATGTAAGTGGCAATAAGATCTCTGGAATTGTTATGGGTGCTGGCAGGGCAAACGACGTCCCCAACATCCCTCAGGATCAGATCTGGCTTGGTAACGCAAGCGGAGTGGCCACGCCAACAGCGTTCGGGATTGACTTGGACTCAACGCCACAGCTCGGTGGTGACCTTGACGTCAACGGCAACAAGATTGTAAGTGCAGGAGGTGGAGACATCAGCATAGAGCCAAGCACCACTGGAGACATTGTCTTAAGGCCAGTGACTGGAGCAATATCTCTTCAGTGTCAAACGGGGGTTGAGATTGACGGTAAGTCCTTTCCTTCAAGCATCAAATTTCTTGAAGCAGACACTCAGTCCCCTAGGCATACCATATCCTTCTTTGCCCCCAACACATGGGATAGCAACCTGGCGTTTACTCTACCTTCAGCTGACGGTTCTGACGGCCAGGTTCTCAAGACAAACGGTAGTGGAGTTCTTTCTTTTGTTAGCAAGATGGATGATGTGTCAGACGACACTACACCGCAGCTCGGTGGTGACCTAGACGTCAACGGTAACAAGATCACGTCTGCATCTAACGGCGACATCACCATTGACCCTGACGGCACAGGTGCAATCATCCTCAAGTCTGACGACATTCAGTTTGATGGAGCGGGTACGTTTCAGGGCAAGATTAAGCTCTATGAGTCTGACATTCTTGGGAGCAACTTCGTTGCACTGGCGGCTCCGCTTAGCGTGACGTCTGACATTACGTTAACCCTTCCAGATGGATATGGGTCTAACGGTCAAGTCCTGACAACAAACGGTGCTGGGACTATGTCATGGACGACTGTTCTTGACGGGAACTCGGATACGCTCGTTGGGGTTACATCATTTAAGCCTGCAGGGGCTACTTCCGCTCAGCTGGCTATCTATGACGACGATGAGAGTAACTACGTAATCCTCAGGGCCCCCAGCCTAAGCTCAAATACGACCTACTACCTCCCCTCTACTGACGGTAGCTCTGGGCAAGTTCTTCAAACAAACGGCAGTGGTAGCATGAGCTGGACTAGTGTCGGCACTGTAGATACTAGCGGCACCCCAAGTGTAACTCAGCTAGCCGTATTCACCGACGCCGACACCATAGAGGGTGACACAAATCTCCAATGGACTGGGACTAAGCTAACAGTTGCGGGTGAGCTAGCTGCAGATAGAATAAACAGCAGTGTTAAGATTGCCTTGAGC